TATAAGTCCACATATAAGCTAATAAGTTAGGACTTGCTATTGGTAATGCGAATTTAGAAAAACTATATATTCCTGTACTATTTAAGAAAAACATTTGAGCGTAGAAATCTGTATCTGTACTGACGATAAAGAAGTCATAATTGACTGTAAAATCGTATATAGTCCAGGCGAAAGTATCTGTATCAAATAATAATAAACTCTTGAATCCAGTTGCTCTTATTTGTCCGTATATACAGAATTTAGATCTATATGTTCCTGTTTGAGCATCATCTGCTAAATCATCCCATTGAACTAAGTCAACAAATTCCTTTATATTCTGAGAAATTTTTACCATTTGTGAGCCTTGAATAGTGTAAACACCATCCTTTGCGACAAAATAAACAAAATCTCTGATTACTTGAATTTTATTATCGTCAATACAACCAACATTTCCAGCTAGTCTTTCCTGTGCGAAAGAAACTGTATCATATCCCGACACTCTCCAAATACTATTGTTAGTAAACATATAAGCAGCATTTGTAGTATCAACCATAGCAGTAAAATCAGAAGCGTCAATCTCTTGGACTACTTCACTACTATTAGCACCAATATACTCCTCATTAACATCTGTATAATACCAGGTAAACCGGTCTTTTAATCTACCTAAAACAACTAACCTATTACCTCTTGTTCCGATAGCAACTGCGTTAATATTAAAGAAATGCTTTACCGGCAATTCATCACCTAAAGTAAGAGTATTTATAATAATATTTGTAGTTGTATTATCGTCTATTGTGTATATAATATTCCATCTATCGTTTGTAGCATCGTAATAACATATATGTCTTTTAGCTACGCCTGTTAATCCTGTGGGAATGTTATAAATCAGTATTTCATCCCCTATTGCTGTACCTATATTAGTCGGAGGACTTTGATCACCATCTGTCGTTTCAAAAGCTATACCTAGTTTGCTATTAAACGTTGGGGTACTTGCTGCTGCGACTGTTTGTATATTCGCTATTTCAGGAGTAAAGAGTTCTGATACTCTGTAGAACCCACTCTCATTATCGTTCTTAGTAAGCATTAAGTTTTCATCAGGTATGCTCGTATCTTTGCCGCAAACATCACGCTGACTAAAAACTTTTCCAGTATCAACGTCAAAACCTATAACTGTCATAACATCCCTTGCTAGTGCTCCTGTTCCGTCATCAGAAACCCACGTGTCTGTTATTTCAAAAGTAGTGTCGGTTACATTAGTTGCTGTAAAAGTCCCGTTATAATTAGTTGTTCCGGTTATTGTTACAGTTTCCCCTTCTGTTATTAAATGAATAAGAGTAGTCGTAACTAGAACTTGGCCGCCTGTAGCGTCTGCGAAAGAGAGTATATTTACTGATCTATTTGCCAATAAATAAACTATTAAGCTCTGATTGTTTATATTCTTGTAATAAGAAACTAAAGAATGTATCGTATATCCGTAAGCTACTGCGTATGTTGAAATTGTTTTATATGCCGTATATGTAATTGTCCCGGCGTTATAATATGCTTTATATATAACTATTCCTGAGTTCGTTAAGGTTACTAGTGCCGGATTAGAAGTATTGTCAGGATTAGAGAATACCGGAGCATCCATATCTTCAAGAGTTGTGCTAATATTTCTACCGGCTAATGGCCCACTCCACGCTGATCCACTAAATGTATAAAATTCTATTTCATTTGCGCCTTCATCATAGGCTATAATTTCCTGTCCCCAACCTCTCACTATTCGCTGCTTACCCATTCCTGTTACGGTCTGTTGTCCGGCTATCCCTACAAATGCTCCATCTGTATATCCATACGCTTCCATTACCTGGCTTGTATGTTTCCCGATTATCACATATTTTTTATATCCATCATAAACAACATTTTCTACACCAGGAAGAATAGTATTAGTAACCGCACTATCAGAAGTTTTTTTAACTAATACAGAACCGGCTCTTGTTCCAGCAAATACAATACTTTTTATTACTTTTATACCGGTTGCGCCAACTGTGACTAACGTTGTTCCAGAAAGAGTTGTACTCCAACTAGTATAATTATCTGATAAATCCGTTCCTCTAATTTGAATATTTGTAGCATCTGTAGTTACATCGCTTTCTACTGTTACACCATTAGTTTGGCTTATTGCTGCCGGGGTATTGTTCACAACCATTGTTGTTACAGATACGGTTTCTTCCGGTCCTACACCGATTTCGTCTAAATACTTTCCAAATTTATTATATAATTTAACACTAGTATTTACGCCTGTCCCACTAAGGAGAAATCTACATTCTGTTAAATCATTTGTCCCGGTGTCGTCTATGTTTATACTATTGTCTATAAATGCTATGCCTTTGTAATTTCCGCCCTGATTTAAGAGACTTTCAATATCATTAGCAAATACACCAATACCCATAAATTCGCTATGATCGTGGTCATAATAATATAATCTCTCAATGAATCCAGCCGTTGATATACTCTTAATTTTCGGTCTAAACCCATTAACCATAGTGTTGAGTATGCCAAAATGTTTATAGTTATAACTAACACCTTTGCGATTAAAAACAATTCCAATGTTTTCCCCCGTTGTTGAGAATATTGATATTACATCTCTGTTTATTTGATACCAATTACCGCTATCTTGACAAGCTACGGTCAATAACTGTCCGGACTGAGCAAAGATATTATCTACTATTGTTGTATTTGCTGTTGTAATCGTATCACCAGTTGCTTTAAGTCCGGCTCGTTTCTTAATTATTCCTTTCTCAATATCAACATTAGACATATCAGAGAGTTCGTCATCTCTGATAAACTCATCCTGAATACCGTTATTAAGGCCACGTATTACATTAAATAATCTTTTTATTCCCATTGTTAAAGCATCACCATCTGTAGATTTCTAGCTGTATGTAGCTGCGTTTCTCTATCTGTCGCTTTCTGTTTTCCGTATTCATATTCTTGCTGCCAAAAACCACTAAGCTGAATATTGTTTACATATTTATAATATTTCATTAGTACGCCCGACACTATAATATCGTGCATATATTCAGGTAATACCGGGTATTCAAAATCGTGAGTTAGTCTTGCTGCTTTACGATAGTATGCTATCTTGATCGTTGTAGCAGAAGAAGGTATTTCTGTAATTTTAACTTGTCGTCTATATTTACCATAATCAACAAATGTTATGCCGGTTGCTATAGTCGTTACCTGAGCGCTTGTATCTGCGTTTGTTAACGATAGAGTTCCTTTAGTTATTCCATCTATTGTTATTTCTTTTATCTTAGTTATTCCGTTTGTTAAATGAACCGCTACTGTCGAGGTTCCTGTTAATGTGACTGTTTCTGAGAATCTATCTAATATCTTATCAGCGCCAACTAGTGTAACTTCCATCGTATCGGCTGCATTATCGCTTACTATTGTTATTCCGTTTGTAGAATTTAAACTTAATAGATCAGGATTTTCAAAATTCATTACCATAAATCTAAAGAAGTCGTCTGAGTCTGTTACAGCATCGTCTAATATTGTTCTGTCAAAATATTCCTGTGGTTCAATGCTAGCTCCGTGTAAATCGGCTTTATAAAATGCTATGATTTCAGCGCAGTCATTAGGAAGATCGTAATCTTCTGTTGCCGTTGCTAATGAAAAGTCGTCTATTTTAATCAGTAATCTCCTATCAACTTCATTACATAATTCTATATAAATCCTGTTAATAAAATCTTTTACGACTGTTGTTTTTTGAGTGTCTTGTATTTCATCTTCCACTCTTGTATATAAATCATAAAAATTCATAAAGTCCTCTTAATAAGAAAATCTCCCGGCACGTTTCCATACCGGGAGTGTTGTTTTTTTTCTTCTAGGTTGCGCCACCGGCCATATTATAAATCAGAAAATGTGTATTCGGATTAGCTACTCTAAGAGTAGTATCTTCAATCCATTCATCCTGAAATATATGAGTGCTTTTTAAACCAACGTCTTTTTCAAGATGTAGTTTTTCACCTGGAACTTCTGCTACATAATCAAGATCGACTACTGCCGAATATGTTTTATGAGTTGTTCCGGCAAATGCTGGCTGAAATGCTGTATTAAGACGGCCATCACCAAAAGGAACAAGCATATTGTGCATAGGAAGTCCGTACATTTTAGCATTAGGCATCATTTCAAGCTTGCCACCATACCAAGTATTCATAGCTTTAATCATCGCTGAACCAGCCTGCAGAAGTTTGTTTTTAGAACCATACTGAAAGATACTCTCAGCGGCATAATCAACAAATTCATTATAGCTTACTAAACCATCAGAAGTTGCTACTGTGTCTGTAACATTCCAGTAACGACTAGCACCGGCTCCTTTAATAAAGGAAAGTAAACCACCCATAAGATAAACACCATTTCCAACATTAGTTCTTTCACTAAAGAGGAAAGCATTTTCTTTAAGCTCTGCGTGTTCAGTTGCTTTAATACCACGAAGTCTTGCTCTATACTGATCAACATAAGTAACCATTCTAGCAGCACGTCTTGTGAGTTCAATAGGTGTCCTAAGTTTCTGAGCAAAGTTGTAAGATGCTTCTTCCATCAAATGAATCATATCTTTGATAGCACCACCTTCTGCTGCTTCTGTCGGTAGTAATTTAATACTATCCCCATCTGCGATAGCACCGGCTACTGTTGCTGATGCGCTACGAGTAATTGTAGCATTGGTTGCGGAAACGGCAGTTGTTACTCTGATTATCTCACCCGTTGCCGGAATTTGTAAATAATCTCCAGTCTGTAGATAAGAACCACCGGGAGTATCAACAACAAGTGTTACAGATGACGCTGTTAAAGCACCATTAACTGTGAGAATTCTAGGTTTTTTATCCTGATTAAACCATTCGTGTTTATATGATCCTGACATTTTATCTTTTTTTAGTTTAGATAAAAACATTGTAAAAGGAGTGACCGGTTTGAGTCCATAGACTCTACTAGCCACGTCTCTTTTTAGCGAAGTGCTTGTCGATAAATTCGACACCATCGCTTTATCGGTAATGATAGTTGACATAATTTTTCTCCAAAAACTTTAATTTTTTGTCGTTTGCCAGTTAATTATGTCGTTTGCCAGTTATCCAGCTAATAGGCTGCCGGCATTTGTTTGCTGTGCGTAAATCTCTTCAAAGTCTATATCTGTTTGCGTTTTAGGTTCAGTCTTTTGAGTTCGACTTGACTCAACAAATGTGCCGTCTGCTCTTTTCTTAGCTGCTATGTTATCTGCTTTCTTAAGCATTTGCATAACTATTCCTAAAGGATCTTCAAGGTTATATAAGCTAGGATTAGCTTCAAGTATTTCGTCAACTTGCTTTATATTCTCCTTAAAACCCGGTTCATTTTCCATATAATGATTAAACAACTCGTCTGCCTCGCCTTCTCTTTCTGCCTGTTCTTCGGCATTTTGTGCTGAGACTTTCTGATTGGTTAAGTAATCATCAAACTTCTTTAGCTTACCGCCAACTTTGCTTTCAATTAACTTATCTAGTGTTCCCTGAAAGTCATTCTCTAAGTCATCCATTATTTCGTCTTGTGACTTCTGAGGTTCTTCTTTCTTTTGAAGTTTCATATAGGTTTTGACTGCTGATTCGGAGAAGTGAATACTCCCGTCATCTGCTGTGTCAAACAATTTCTCTAAATGTTCTTCAAGTATTTTATTCCTTTCTTGTAATTGTCCGTAACCTTCAAGTTTTGACCCGAGTTCTCCAAATTTACTATTCAGATTAACTAACCCGTCAAGTGCCGAGCCTACGTCTTTATATTTGTCTAGTCCTTTTTCTGCCAACATCGCAGCATAGTCATCACTTTTTATTGCTGTCTGTTTTGGTTCTTCCGTTTCAGAAAGAGTTTCTTTATGATCTTCCGGAGTATAATCTTCTCCTGTTTTATCATCTGTGTCTAAGCCTAGTGCTTCGTCTGAAAAGTAATCTTCATTAGTGGTATTATCACCGCCAATATTATCTGCCGGAAGTCCATCCATTAAATCTGATGCTTCGCTGTAATCTTCATTCGCCATTATATATTCTCCTTGTCATATTTTTGCCGTTCTAGGATTTCTCCACTATCCATAGCTGTTTCAGGATAAAGTAGCATTAAGTCCATTACTTGAATAATTCCTTGATACCATCTAATCTTTTCGACTGATGGCTCAACTGTTACTCTTTGTAAAAAAGCAAATCTAGTTTTCCTTAAGAAGTCAAAGAAGTTTTCTGTCTCTTCATTTTCTACCCAATCTTTTACTGAATAAAACTGTTTGAGTTCTTCTTTAAATTCGTTTAGCTCTTTATCCATTCATCATCTCCTGTGCTATCCTTTGCTTATTTAACATTGGCAGTTCAGGTGGTGGTTGTACCCCTTCTTCCAATGTTTGTATATCTCCAGCCGGTAGAATCGCAGTTGGATCTACGGGCTGAGTGTCCCCTTGTCCGGAGTCAGCCGGTAAACCTTCCTGTGTGTCCTGGCGAACGACCAATATATCATCTATGTTCTTCAATTCGTGTGCGTTTAATACATCTTTAATTATCGGAGTAATCTTAAGCTCCATCCCTTCTTCACCAAGTTTCTGAGTTACACCTGGATCATTGATTAGTCCCTGTATTGCCTGTAGTAAAATAGCCATCCGTTCTTGATGCGCTCTTTTGTCAACTTGCTCTTTTACAGAAATAGGAATAAGATCAAAGGTTTCCCAATATGTTAAGTCATCACGATTTATTTTAAATTCTACAAATGGTTCAGCATCAGATTCGTTTGTTACTCTGATTACTTTTTCAGCCGGCATAAACAAGTGAAAATATTTAAGTATCTTTCTGCCTAGTTCTTTGCTGAACATATAATTTATTATATCTATTTTTTGGTTAATTCTCTGTGAAGCACTCTCTGCCACAATACTAGTTCCTGTAGCTGTATTATTCTTTCCAACTGGACCATCAGGATCAGTAAAATCCGGGATACCAGTTACACCCTGTATATCAAAGTCTAATCTTTTTTCTGCTTCTTGTGCTAGTCCAGGCTGAACATTAGGAGACCATCTTTGAATAAGGTCGTTAATCTTCTCTGATCCGGCTATCAGTAGTACCCTTTTATCATACATAGTCAGTACGTCTCGAACCTTAACTGACCCTGTTCTTAAAGCAAAGACCGGTTGTAGCTGTAAGTCATAATTATCAAGGTCCTGATTTCTACGTCTGTTCTTTTCTCTCTGTAAAGGTTTAACTAATTCACCTTCACCGATTCCGTACCAGTTGTTTGGCTCCGGGTAATCATATACTACCAAAAAAGGCAGCTCTTCATAAACATTTTTAGTGTGTCTTATTACTACTTGTCTATTTGCTACTGTAATAGTCCATTCAGGAGTCCAATACTCTAGCAACTCCACTTTATCAGCAGTTTGATTATCGCCCATTTCCATAGACAACATTGACTCCGACTGATACTTAAAATTATCTTCGTTTGCCGGGTAGGAAGAATCTTTAACTTTATCAAGATCTGTGTAATGACCTACAATATCTCCGTTCTGATCAGTACGCTCTTCATTATCCATCAAGTGTTCCATAGTGGTTTCGATTCTATGAATAATAAAACGACTGTCGTATATTCCTGTTGATACTGGATCAGGGTAAATATCGCCTAAGTGAACAAAATCATAGCCTAGTCCAATCCTTGCCTTATTCCAAAATATTTTAGCTACTCCTGTTCCATAAAGAAGTGCGTTGTGAAAAATATAATAAGACTTTAAATACAGATCCGGAATATTATCAAACTCAAACTTGATCATTTTTTCCATTACTTCGGTAAGCCTTACGTCAAATTTCTCTCTCGGCTTAGCACTTACTATAGTGTCTCCGGAGAACTGAGATCCCATTATTCTTGGTAATATAGTCTGAATTACCTGGAATAGAGAACGTATAAAGATATTATTCTTATTAGACCTACCAACTAAGTCAGAAGCTAAATGTTTACCGTGATAATAACTGAGAACTTCTAACATTTCTGTTATCTTTGGCTGTCTCCAGTTATCACTTTTGGTAAAGTCCTTCATAACTAACGAAAGAACTTTAGCCTTGTTTTTGGTATTAAATTTGTTTATTTCATAACTCATACAGTTACCGCTTTGTCATATTCATCCATCCACTCGTCAATACTTTGATCAGGACTAGTATTCGCCCAATATCTCGTTGGATCCAGTAAATCATCGTTTAGTTTAACTACATCTTTATCACTATATAAACCCTCGCCTAGTTTTCTATATTCGTGAGAGTAAAATTCTTCTATCAGCATAGGACACTTTGGTTCTAATACTGTTAATTTTGGAACCCCTTGACTATTGGCTTCCATCATCTTTCTTAATTTATTTATACCATCTTCTCTATGCTTATTAGCATTGATCAGAGTAAAATCTATATTATTTTCGTTTACATCATTCTTTTGACCGGGTTGAGTTGTATCACAATACCCTAGCTCTACTTTGTACTGTTCTGCTTTATCTAGTATAGCTTTTTTAACCTGAGTTGGTTGTAGTCCTGTTTTCTTTATTTCGTCAACAACACAAGCTTCTCCGTGAAACCCTTTACCAACAACGACTAGTCCAAATGAGTGAGAGTAGCCCCAATCAATTGCTATTTCATAATAAGCAATTTTCGGCGGCTTCTGTACTAAGTTAAAAGGCTTAAGCGTATAAACAAGTCCCTCAGTATTAGCAACCCATTGACCTCTTCTTAGTCTAGCGTATTCTAGGCCACTCAGAGTATCAAGATAGCGTTCTATATAGTGATCAGGTAGATTAGTCTTATTATCCTCAGGATTCATCAATAAACACCCGTATTCTTCCGGATAGTCTATTGGTTTTTTCTCTATAGGATTATAGTGGTTTCTGAATACATTATTAAGCCAATGAGTCGGTTTAGTCGGATTACAGTCACCAATAAAATTATTATGACAGACAACTCCATCTTCATTCGTAACCTTATAGCTTAATCGAGTAATTAGTTTCTGAAAAGTCGAATAAGAACATTCAGACATTTCATTAAACAGAATCGTATTATATTCACGACCCATTATTTTAATTACTCTAGCATCGTTATCAAAACCACCTACACTAATTTCACTACCGTTCTTAAATGTTACAACACTTGAAGTTTTATGAATCGAGTAGGTCCCTTTAAAGAACTCAGCAAGTATAGGGAGTAATGTTTGATCCCAAATACTTCTGACCGCATCATTATAAACTTGTCGTAGCATTATGTGCCTAGAAGCCGGGTAAAGCATTGATTTAGCGCATAAGTAATAAACGTCTAAGAATGTTTTACCTGATCTAGCACCACCATAAAACAGTATCTTGGTTTTTGTCCGGTCTTTAAGAATTTCAAGAGCTTCGATCTGCTTTTCGGTTAATACCGGATAAAGTGGTTTCATATCCCACCCGTGTTTCCGTTTAAATGTATTATAAGTCTTTTCTCGTTCTTATCTATTTCTACGTTCTTAGGTAAAATCTTTCCTAAAAATCTTAATACTTCATTTGGTGTAGCCTGCTGAATAATACCCTCTATACCAATCACTTCCCCTTCGTCATCCTCATAGTGCTTTATTGCGTGTATTACCTTTTCTCTAAGTTCATATATCGATACTGTAGACTTTTTGACACCTTTTTCTCTGACTATACCAGCGTTCAAAGCTAGCATTTTCTCTGCCGAGCCGTCATCAATATTAAAGTGTGGCTTTTTTACAACAGTTTGTGACATATATGCTACAATATAACAAGCGAATATCATACCGTCAAGTGTTATTATTAAAAAAACAATAAAAAAGCCGGCTTTTACACCGACTTTTCTAATAAGAGAGAACAAAATGAGTAATATAGTTGAGGACTATACTACTTATTGCGGTTTTTTTTTAATTTGGACTGTGCATTTTTTGCACTTACTGGCTTAGCTTCGTAAAAAGCAATAAGATCCAAACACGTCTGAGCGTTAATCTTCTCTATTTTGCCTGAACTGTGTCTAATAGTATAGTTGCTCTTTACTCTTAGTCTTTCTATGTTGTCTTTTGTCATATTATTTCTCCTTAGATTTTATTTCTTCCCAATGATAACAGTATCTATAAACATTTGGTGGTGTATAAATACCCTTTAAGCACTCTCCGTTCTCTCTGTGTTTACAGTTTTTACAACTTTTCGCTGAGATTGCTTCCATATTTAGTTTACCCAAAATTTCCACCATTTCTTGACATATTCTTTACACGCATAATTATAATTAGCCAGGAATATCGGTTCTTCTTCGTGATACTTATGAGCGCACCGACGACTCCATATTATTCCAGGCTTTCTGAATTTACAGTTGTTACAGTATAATTTCATTATTTGTAGTAACCCACTAGAAATTGATAAATAGAGATACCTACAATAAATCCGACTACTCCGTAAGTTATGATATAATTATTGTTTACCATTTCTTCCGGGATTGCTGTTAGTACGTTAGTTACAGTATTTGTTATTGTTATTACGTTTGTCATATTATTCACTTATCGCTATACAGACACCAATTATAGCTATTATTGTTATTACGAAAACACTTATTGGTACAGAATTAGGATCGGTTACTACTAGTATGTTAGTTATTGTGTTGGTTACGGGTATCATTATCCTCTCCCTGTTTTTTAATATATAGTTGAACGTCAAGATTTTCTAGTAACTTTTTATACTGTAATATTTTTAGCGTTTTAATGTTATAGAATTGTGTCATTGAGCATTTTTTACACTTTACTACATAAGAAAAATTTATTAAATAAACCCTTTCAGTATTAAAATAATCAAACTCGTGATCACACAAATCTTTCCTAATTTCTCTTAAATCCTCTATTCGTTCTTCTTTTTCTTTTTTTAATTTTGACCGGAAGAAATATATAATTCCAGGTAAACTTAAGGTAAAAAGAACAAACCCAGCAGCTATTAGCATATCAATCATTTTTATTATCTCCTCATATAACGTTCTCTGTTCTCGCATCTGCCTATTGAAAAGAAACATAAATTACCGGTATAGTTGAAATGGTGCTTACAGCCCAGGCAACCGGATATTACAATTTTGTCTTTAAGGTACATAACGAAGGATTCTCGCTCACTTGAGAGACCCTCGATTTCTGCTGCGCTGATAGTTTTGCTGTGTCGTAATATTTCAGGTTCCTTCCGCACTTAGTACATTTAGTGCTCTTAAATTGTGGACGGCAATATGTTTTGTCTAAATTCATTATTTGTATTCCGTATAGAACAAAGGTGGATAATTTTCTACTGGGATTCGGACCCATAACTTTCCGCTACGGATTACAGCTGCCATTGCTGTCACAGAAAACCAACAATCGTCATTGTTCCCCAATATTATAGGCCACCACCTTTGTCTCTACTTTCATAACTATTACTCCAATATACCTAAATACTTCTGATACGGCAAGGAAAAAGTTGACGATTGGGAGTTTTTTTAGTATAATGGAGTAGGAGGATATTATGAAAGAAAATAACGGAATAGGAATTATAGGAATGTTGGGAGTTGCGTTTGTAGTTTTAAAACTAATAGGATTTATTGATTGGTCGTGGTGGTATGTAACTATGCCGTTTTGGTTAGGAATAGCAATAGTCGCCGGCTGTGCTCTAATATATATAGTCGTCAGGTTTTTA